CTTTGCCTTTCGGTTGAATTTCGACCGGCGCCACTCGGACGCCTTCAGAGTGCTGATGATCGCGTCGTCGCTGCCGAACCCACTGCGAACGCAGCCGTCGCGCGTGAACCCGAACCGACGCAGAAACTCAAGCGCCCGCCGATTGTGCTTCGGCGTCACCCCGATCACGACCTTGCAGTTGAGCTGATCGAACGGATACCCGAGCAGGCCCGCGATCATGTCGCGGTTCAGCCAGGCCTTGCCGCTTGAGGCAAACGACAGCTCACAGTTGCGGTATTCGGCGCGGAAATTGTGGTAGACGACGCCGCCGAGGATTTCCGTCACCTCGTCGTTGACGACGCCGATCGCCGCACACGGACCAAAGCCCGGACCGCTCCCGACGTGTTTGATGCGCCGGCCGACCCAGTCCGCCACGTCCGCATCGAACCCCAGCAACAATTTCAAACCTGACCCCCAACCGTATAGAGCGCGTCGTAACTGAGAAGCTGCACCGGCACTTCCGGGTAAGCCCCGTTCGTCAGCGCGCTCTGAATGACGATCCGCACGCGCGGGGCGCCGACGTAGCCGATGCCCGTCGTGCTGATCCAGTTCGCAATGACGGTGTTGTCATCGTACCAGAGCGGCACATCCCACAACGTCGTGTCCCAAACGCCGAACGTCGTGGCGGCGACGTTCGTGCTCGGAAACGTCGCCCCCAGCACATCGGCATAATCCACCGCCATGTCGATCGACGCCGTGATGGTGTTCGGCGTGCGAAACAGCGGGCGCATCATCTGAAACTGTTTCAGCCGCCCCGAGGCGCCGAGGTCGGTGTACGCCTGGCGAATGTCGCAGGTGATCGGCATGCCATTGTCGGCGCCGCCCACGTCCCACCGGCACACGCTTGAAGCCGCGCCGAAATAGGGCCTGTCGTTGGCAATTCCCCAGCAGAATGCATTCACGCCCGTGAACCGGCACCACGAGCCCGTCTGGACGTTTTGCACGTACTGATAACTCGTCCCGAGCTGCGTCACCGGCACGTTGTAGATCGCGAGCTGTCCGGCCGGGTACAGACAGGCCTCCCAGCCGAAATTGCTGATGTAGTCCCGCGCCGACTGCGCCCATGCCTGTTGAAGTTTCGCCGTGATGGCGATGTTTTCGCTCTGGCTGCGGTCGATCTTCATGGCCTGGGAAAGCGGAATGGCCCCGTCCGCCGTCAGCAACACCATTTCCGCGCCATACTTCAGCAGGCACCGGCGCCCCAGTGGCTTGCCGACGTTCAGAACCGCGACCAGCGCCCATTTCGTCGCGTCGGACGGATCCGAGCCCTGATAGATGATCGCCTGTCCCTGGTCGGTCACGGCGACGAAGAATTGCGTCACGCCGCCGGCAACCTCAAGCGACCACGTCCCAATACCCTGCAGCGTGCCGCCACGATCGGCGACGCTGCCGAGGTCGAGTAGGCCCGCCGCGCCGTCCACCGCCAGAGACGCCAGAAACCACACCCGAAGGCTGTTCTTCTCGCCGAGGAAAATGCGCGAGTTCATCACAGTAACGTCGATCAGTTTCGTCTGATCAAGCGTCACCGCGCCCGACGTGCCCGTGATGCCGCACGTCGTCCACGTCGTGCCGTTGTACCGGCGCGGCGCGTCGGCGCCGGACACGCACACGAGGTGCGTCGCGCCGTTGGTGGCGAAATTGACGTACTGCCACTGCGCCGAATTGAGGCCCGTGACGACGCCGGCGCCGACCGCACCCGCCGTCGAGGCGTCATAGATCGCCGTGCCGGCCGCCGCGAACAGCTTATCCGCGCCTGGGCCGGCGCCGCGATAAACGAGCAGGCTTTGAACCGGCGCCGAGAAGCCCGTCACATGCGACTGAAAGCCCCGCCGCGCTTCGACGTAACCCGCTCGAGGAATCCAGTTGTCGAGCACCACGGCGCAATCGGCTGGCATCGCCGAGAGCGGCGACTGCGCGTCCCAGCCGCCCACGGGCGCAGGGATGCGCGCGCCGATCGACCGCTGTTGCCGGACGATCTGCTGCGCTGCGCGCCTCACTGCCCGAACGACCCCTCAGGCAGATTGACGCCCCACGGATAGGCCGTCTTGCCGCCAATGGCGATCGTCGTCGTGCCCGAGTCACGAGCCATCATTTGCGCCTTGTTGCGCTCGTACGTGTTGAAGTCCTCGGAATAGTCGAGGCCCTTGGTCTTCTTGAACCGCCAGCGCAGGCCAAGGCCCATAAGCTGTTCGGATAGATACGTCGTGTCCGTGTCGGCCAGAAACTTCGCCTGGCCCGCCCCGCCGGCCGACTTGGCCCAATAGTCGCTGATGTAATTGCCCGCGATCGTCTGCCCCGCAGGCGGCGCCGGAAACAAATACATCTGCCCCTGGCGCTGCTGCCACATCAGATAGACGCTCGCATAGGCGGGCTGCGCCTGCAGCGCCTGCCACACCTGCGGGCTGACCGGTCCCAATAAGTTGCGGCGCGTGGTGCGGTTCCAGAAGCTGTTGTTCACCCACCGATCAAAGTCGGTCGGGATGAACGCCGTCTGCAGTTGCTGCGCCACCGTCGTGAACGTGAATTCCGCCGTCAGCGCCTGCCAGTTGTAAGCGCTCTGAAGGTCCGCGCCCTCTTCGTTGGCAAGCGCATAGAGCGTGCGAACCTGCTGATCGGGGTTATTGACGACGGTCGCCGGGCGCGTGATGCCCAAAAGGTCCGCCGCATCCTGAATCAGCGTCAGCAGGCTCATTCGTCAGACAGCCCGCGCGGGATGTCGAGGTCGCTCGTTTTGCGCGGACGACCGGGGCGCCGGCGCTCTTCCTGCGGCTCCTCACCGCCTGCAAGCCGCTCCTCAAGCTCAAGCACGCGCGCCTCAAGCTGTTTGTTCGCCGCGATCAGACGTGCGATCTCGCCCGTGTCTTCGCTCGCCTTGAGCCACGCCGCCGCCTTGTCGCGCAGCGCGCGGGCGCCAGGACCGAGCCGGTCCAGATTGTTGTCCGGCACGCGCGCGAGCTGATCGACGGTGTAGACGTTGAGCGCGTTGAGTTCCGCGATCTGCGACGGGCGCATCGGCGGCCACTCTTTCAGCGGCGTGCCGCCGTCGTAGACGTCCTGCTGGCCCTTCTTGAACTTCGCGTAGTATTGCGGCCAGCGGTCGACGTGGCCCTGGTTCACCTTCTCGACGGCGCGCGTCTTGTTGTCGCCAAGCAGGACGATCTCGACGAATTCGACGTCCTCGAACACCGGGCGCCCCGCTTGCTCGCTCTTGAACGTCTGCTCGACGGCCTCGACGAAAAAGCGCGGGACCGCCGCGTCACGAACGGGCGGGCGCCCATAAAGAACATCAGAGCTGAAAACATCTTCCACGCGTCGTCTCCCGAAAAGCTGCCGGGCGGCCACGATGACCGCCCGGCGTCACTGGATCAGTTCGTTTTGTCGATGTACGGCCACAGAATGTTGGCCGTTGCCGTCACGGTCTGCGTCATCGTCACCGCCGACCCCGTCGCCGAGGCGTTGCCGCTCAGCAGGATCGTGTCGGGAACCTGCCCGAACGGCACGTTCGGCTGGCCGCCGCCGCCAAGGGCAACACCCTGGCGGAAAATGCCGTTGATGGTCAGGTTCGAAACGCCTGTCCCGTTGAGCGTGGCGCCGAGAGCCACGTCATTGAAGGACGAGATATTGGTGAGGATGTTCGAACCGCTCGTGGTGTTCGCCGTGAACGTGTTGCCGCCGTTCAGGAGATACAGGCCCACGATCTGCTTGGTCGACGTCGTGGGCGTGTTGTTGAAGTTCACCAGACCGCCCGTCGCCGTCGTTTCCGCGATCGCGTTGTTCGATCCAGTGTAACGGATCGGGCAGTGACCGGCCCGCTGCAGCCAGATGTAATACGTGCCGGCGGCGAGCGAGGTCGATTGATCGAACCGCCCCACGCCGCACGACTGACCGCGCGGGCTGTTGCTCGTGGTGACGAGCGAGCACGTGAAGTCTTTGTCGTAGGTGTAGAGCTGGCCGTCCCGGAGCGTTGTCGCAGAGCCAAGAACGAGGCGGCAGTACACGTACTCCGCTTCGTTGTCGCCGCTGACGACGGATCCAAGGTCATAGGACGGCGCGAACACGCCCTGACCGAGCGTGACCGGACCTTCGACGACGAAGGGGTTTGCCCCTTCTTCCGTGAGCTGACGAATTGAATATGCCATGTGTCGATCTCCTCAGCCGATCACGCGATCAGGGCGCCCTGGAGCGCCGCGTTGCCGAGCGTCATGTTGCCGGCGAACACGATGGGCTTTGCCATCGCGTCCTGGTTGAAGCTGTCCCGATTGTCGAGCGCCACCATGTTCCGGCCCTTCGACGGGCGGAAATAGATGTAGTCGGTGTTCAGGAAGTACATGTGGTTCGCCGGGCAACCGCCGCCGATGCCGCCGTCGAACACGACGTCCGCGCTCGC